CGCGATTTACACTTAATATGTCTGCTTATTTACATTACTCCTATTTGGTTCAACATCCTGACTGGGTCGCTCCCAGGTCAAGAGTTGAGAACAGGTTTTCTATATTTGCTAATTTTAAGAGGTTCATGTTTGGCGTCAACAGACATGTAACCAATAAAGAGGAAACTATTGTCCATGCTTTTGTGGATAATGGCGATCATAATATCCTTTTGAATGATGGTATGACTTCTATGGAGTCATCACTTGATGACGAGACCGAGAACTATGGAAAGTGTCCTTTAACTACTGATCGAGTAGTTAGGAAACGATTTAAGGTTCCTTATATGCAGCGCGTAGTTAGAGAATTGAGGATTGAGTTCCCGTTCCTCACCACGCCTTATACAAAGTCCAATTATGGAGCTATACACTACAAAGCATCTTCGATAATGAAGGCTCATGGTATTCGTACCACTTTGATTGGTGGTTTGGCTGCTCAAATAACATCGTTGTATTTTGTCCCCAATAGGGATGATATTTCAGCCCAGAATTATATGGATTCAGCTGAGATGATGTTGGCCAGTTTGGAGTTCCATTCATCTGCATATAATAAATCTACCCCTATATCTAATATGATAAGGAAGGTAGTACCACGTATTGGTAATAGTACCAGACGTGGTTTTGTTCCTGAACAATAAGGGGGCCTAGCCTGTGTCCTAGGAAATGATACGATAGTCAATAACACAAGTCTTATAGACTGTGCTTTTGATGATAATAAGAAACGTATGATTTCTGGTTTGATAGGACATAGGACAGGTGGCCTTATAAAGGTAAAACGGATGACGAAGATTTTGGGTGTGGGCCCAAGAGCTACCGTTTCAGCCTTCAACAATAGCTTTCATAATTATGAACAAGCTATTAAATGTCGTATATTCACTTACAAGGATGGATCCGGTAACTGGATATCGAAAGACTCCTTCCCACACGATGATTCTGTATTCGAAGATCTGTTATCAGATGAGTTTACATTTTTGACCTCTAATAATAGAGCACACACCCCTATCCACGTGACTAAATATCACGAGTTGTATTCGGGTCTGAAAAAGCGACGTTATAAGAGAGCTGGTATTAGCTTAACAGTCACTCCGTTAAAGAAGAAGGACTGGAGAATCAAAATGTTTATTAAATTTGAGAAAGATATTAGAAGTGCTAAGCAGGATCACGTTCCCCGTGTCATATCACCTCCTGGTGATAGAATGCTTGTGGTCGATGGTTGCTATGTAAAAGCAGCTGAACACTCAGTCTATCTAAAGGTTAATGATATGTACGGACATATTGTCGTCGCCAAGGGTATGAACTATTTACAACTAGGAGGAACCATTGCTGGTCATTGGTTTTATTTTATTAAGTGTGTGTCCATCGATTTAGATGTTAAACGCTTGGACCAATCTATAACTAAGATTGGCCTCCGAAAGACTCACGTCGTGTTGTGTTCATTCTTTGGCCCCGAGGAGGCGGATAAGATCATGCGATTGTTTGAAAAGCAACTTACTACGCACGCAAAAGCTAGGTGCGATGATGGTGATTTCGAGTACTGGGCTGAAGGTACTTTGACTTCAGGCCAGGTCAACACTTCTATGGTAGGAGTGTTGTTAGTTACTGCTATATTGCACGGTTATTTCCGATCAATTGGTGTTAATGTTAGGTTGATTAACTGTGGGGATGATTGTACAATCTTCTGTGAAGAAGGTGACATGCCTAAAGTTAAGGAAGGGTTAGCTGCTTGGTTTTCCAAGTTTGCTATGCGTATCAAATTATCAGATGTGAATAAAGAGCTCGAAGGAGTTGAGTTCTGTCAGACTAGACCAATCTGGACACCTGATGGATACCAAATGGTACGTTGTGTTAGAGATGCTATGATAAAAGATTCTGTTTGCATTGATCCTCTTGATAATGAGGTGAAAGCCGCGAAATGGCTTAATGCTGTTGCAAATGGAGGCATCAACACACATGGGGGTATTCCTATATTCCAGGATTTTTATACATGTTATGCTCGCGGAGCTGACAGTATATTGAATTCAGTCAAACTAAATAAACGACAAAAGAAAAGGGCTTATAATAAGGATGTTAGGAGCGTTGAGAAAAGTTCAATGTCTTATTGGGGTAAGGGTATGTCCAGGAAATATGCTGATTTAATTGATCCGAGAACTAGGATCAGTTTTTATAAGGCATTTGGTATTACACCCACTCAACAGCTCAACCTCGAAGAGTATTATCGTAATTTTAATATTCGGTATACTAGTATGAAGCTCTATCCATCTGAAACAAGTGATTGTTTCAATCAATGGTATTAGCAACTGGGCGATCGCTTGCCGTAAGCAAGCACTCTCATTGAGTATAATCATGCCCTATCTGGGTTACGTATGTCTGGCGGTGCATTCACCGTCATTGGGTCACACATTTAAGGACCAAAACGTTTGAGATTTCTGTAAATATTTACGTGCTAAACAAAATGC